TATAGTTTTAACTTCTTCTTGAAGTTCTACAATCTGAGTAGTTAGGGTAGTTTTATTGTCAAAATAAAGATATCCTAAAGCTAATAAGGTCATGAACAATAGAGCTACTATTGGATTCTTTGCAAATTCTTTAAATGAAATTGACGGTAAAGCCATGTTAATTTAATTTGATTATGTCTTGAATTTTACTTTGTGCATTTATATCTAACCCATTTTCTTTAAAGTAAGATATTATCAATGATAAATACCCATTACCTGATCTAGCACCCGTAGAATATATTTTTACGAATTGATCTAGTTGGCCTGTAAAGATAAAATTATATCCAGGTACATATGGGCTTATTCCATAAGTTTTTACATTTCGAGCAATTTCCTCACTAAAATATGGTGGAATAGATTTTTGCTTATTCATAGGATATGCTCTGTGCTTACCTTCTGCAATCTGGTTGATATATTCTTTTTGTCTGAGTATGCCTGCTTCAAGGGTAGGGTATCCTTTATTAGCACCACTATCTGTATTACCTATGTTTCCAGGGTTGTTATATCGGTATGATCTTGTGCCTTTATGGAATCCTTCTTTAACTGCCATTATTGTACAAAGAAGTCTAAACCCACGAGGATCATTTCCCATGGCTTTTTCTAAAGCAGGGAGGTATTCTTCTTGGATTTCTTTAGAGAATTTTATTTTTTTATCTGTAATGATAGGTTTATCTGGGAAGTGGCTTCCTTCTATGATAACTCCTTTATATTTAGTGTCAAATTCTTGGGGTTCTTCTTTAAGAGTTATTCCCATTAATTTAAGGGTGTTTGGGCCTACGATTCCATCATCTTTTAGTCCATTAGCTTTTTGCCAAGCTTTAACTTTACTTTCAGTTCCATCGCCAAAATCTCCATCTGGTTTAGCTCCTACAACTTCTTGTACTGATTTAACGTTTTCCCCTTTACTACCTTTTTTTAGTAACATTTTAGTTCATTTATTATTATATTCTTCACCCAATAAATCGTATGCTTTTAAGATATATTGGTTAGTATGTGAACCTGCTCTATCTAAGTCTATTTCTTTAGCTACGTTTGGATGATTGTCATTTACCCATTCTCTGAATTTGTTTCCTTCTTCTTGGGTTTCAAATGGCATTTCAAAGTTAATACCTTTAGGATATACAAACCCTTCCAATACTAAACCGTTAGTACCTTTGAAGGTAAGTTTACGAGTTTTTTTAGCTACCACATCTCCTTCTCTAGATCCTCCAGCGTTTGTATTTCCTTCTACAGTAATGATATGGTCAGCATGTACTTCAATTACAATTCCGGCGTGTCCTTGCCATTGGTCTTTACCATTCTTAACCATTTTCCAGATTGCTACGGAACCTGGTAGAGGTGTTTGGCCTGTGCTCCATCCTTCTGCTTCAGCAAATTTAGCTAAAGTTCTTCTAGCTGAGCCACTGAAGAGTTTATCTAGGTCTTTTGCTAAACCTGCAGGATCATAAACTTCAGACCATACTAGTTCTGTGAAGTAAGCACACCAAGCTTGAGTTTCACCCCATCCTGTTGCAACCATTTTTTCTTCAAAGGCTTCATTGGTCCATCCCATATTGCCTCTGATTTCTTGCATGCCTACATATTTAAGGGCAGTTTCTACTATTTTGTTTTGTAACTCTTTAAAATTCATTTTTTATTGTTTTGATATTGTATTATTATCCTTTTTTTCTCTTTGGATTTGTGTTACAGTATACCCAGCAATTAGGAACTCCATTCCTGCCCATATGCTTAACTCGTATACATCCATTGTGTCTAATTTTTTTACTAGGAAAAATACCATACCAAATTGTGCAATAAGGAATGCTACCCCAGATTCAACTCGTTTTTTAGAAAAATAAGATTCTTCAGCAGAATACATTTTCATTAGTTCTGTAAAGAACCATTTGATGTTGGCTAATAATTTTTTCATAATTTTTAAATTTTATCTTCCTTGCCCTCTATAAGCTTTTTTATAGTTTCTAGAGTTTTTGGATACTGATGTTTTTGTTTTTGCATGAACACCTGGTCTAGAAACTTTAGATTCTGTTCTAGCTTTGTAGGTTTGTTCCTTAATTTTTGCCATTTAAACTTTATTTTTTTGGTTTTCTACCTTTACGTTTTTTTCCTTTAGCGGCTTGAATTATATCTTCAACTTCTTCACCTACCTCTTTGATAGCTTCTTTAACATCTTTAGCTTCTTCTTTAACGTTAGTAATACGTTCTTTAACCTCATTAACTATATCTTCTATACCGTCTGGGATGTAGTTATGATTTTCGTTTCTAAAGAAATGTTTGAGGTTTTCTCGTTTCCAAAGTTTTTGGGCTATGAATATCCAGGCTAGGACTGCAAAGGCTATTGAAAAGGTTACTATTAAAAGAATTTCCATAATATTTAATTTATTATAAATATTTAAGAATTTCGTTCTCCCTTATGTTTATCTATTTTGTCTAAGATTTTGTTTAGTAAATCTAATTCAATATAACCTGCCATTGATGCATTCTTTAATGCACTCATTACCTGGAATATTATGAAGGGGATCATAATTGTTTCACTTATCCATCCTGATCCTGTAAATCCTTTTTCTATTGAGAGAAGAACAGCTAGGATTATTATCCAAGTTGCTGCCGTTCTCAAGACTTTTAATGCTTTGTAAGTTTTAAATCCCTCACGTTTAGCGCCTGCTATTATTCCAAAGATACCATCTAAGAATACAACTAAGATGGTTGCTATGAATTGTTCGTAATTGGTGAGTGTTAGGTCATAAAAATATGAACCAATAAAGGAGAAAAATGCCAAAATGGATATAATTAGGATTTCAATTTTATGAGATAACAACTCGTAAAAAGTATTTTTCATTCGGAACAAAAATAATATAATATTACATTAATAAATATTAAAAAAAGGGTACTTATGTACCCTTTAATGTCTTGTATATGTGTATGTATTGGTTATAGTTCGGTTCCAAATGTTCTAACCTTGTACCAAATTTTAACTAATATTGTACCTGTACCTCCTGTTGGGTTTGCGCCTGTATCTGTTGTGAGAGTTAAACCAGTATTTTGCAGTCTGTTGTCTTGAACAACTACACTCCCTCCCCAGTTAGTAGAAGTACCTACAAATTCTCCCAAGTTTTTTACTATAGAATACCCCCCAGAACCATCTAATAAATATTGGTTTAAAGTGGATTGGATACCGTCATTCAAAAGTATTAAATAAAATGCTGCGGTGTACGCACCACTATCACAACCTTCTACTATGATTTGATCAAAATCGTAGTATGTTCCTGCTCCTGGGGCTTCTAATAGTACTTTTGGGGATGAACCTAATGATAAAATCCCACTTGCCACTGTTGATCTCCCATCAGAATATGAGGTTGAGCCAGAGGTTATGGTTACTTCTAAATATTCCCCGGGACTTACATAATCCCAGTTGGCGTCCATTTCAGAGATTGATAATGGGCTTCCTTTGTCTGTTCTTTTTACTAAGGGCATGTTTTTATTTTATTTTATTTTATAATTCAGTGCCAAAAGTTTTGACTTTATACCAGATTTTAAAAAGGAGTGTTCCAGCAGCTGTACCTGGGTTTACTACATTAGCACCATCTATAAAGAAATTTATAGAAGAATTATCAACAAGGTTATAACCCTGTTCTATAGTTGTTGGTTCGATGCCCCATATATTGGTATTTCCGTCTAACAGTATAACTGAATTAGAGGCTTCAGTTAAAAAACCTTCGTTAAATAGTCTTGCTATATAACCCCCAGAATCTGAAATAGCACAGTATCCTACTCCCACAGTTGTATATGCCGCGGTGTCATAAGTATATTCTACAATTATCTGACCTAAATCGTAATACTTGCCTGCTCCTGGTGCGGGTAGTAATTCTTTCTGATTTGCTCCCGAATCGATAGTAACTAGTTCAGCACTTGACACAGCTACTTCTGTGTAGGTGTATCCTCCTAGAGTTGCGTAGTCCCAGTTAGCATCCATTTCAGCAATAGAGAGTGGGCTTCCTTTGGTTGATCTTTTTACTAAGGGCATGTTTTATTTTTGTTTATAAATATTACTACCCATCACAAGCAACACATTCTGCTGTACGTGACCCTAAATCACCTTTTATAACGCTATCGGTTCTAAGATAATATAAAGTTTTTACACCTAACTTCCATGCCTCCATATGAACTTGGTTGATCCATTTTGGTGAGTCTGTTGGTGAGAAAGCTAGATTAAGTGATTGAGTTTGGTCAATATACTTTTGTCGGATTGCGGCTTGTCTTACTAGTTCCAATTGGTTGATTTCAGCAAATGTCAGATATACTTCTTTTTCATCTTCAGTTAACACATCATTTGGTAAGTTTTGAACTGAACCATCATCAGCTAATATTTTATCCCATACTTTATTTGTATTTTTTCCTTTATTTTCTAGCAGTTTTTCAAGTTCAGGATTTTTTACAATAAAAGTACCTTTAGCTCCATTAAAGGTATAAACATTAGCGGGTTGAGGTTCAATACCTGCTGAGCAAGCATTTATTCTGGAGTTTGAGACTGTAGGGGCAATTGCTATCAAATGAGTATTTCTCATACCGGTTCCTTTACACCATACAGGTTCCCCAAATTCAATTGCCATTTTACGAGATGCAGCTTCTGCTCTAGATTTAATATTATTGAAAATAGTATGTGTCCAAGCGGTAGAAGCAATTGAGTTAAATGGTAGGTTCTTTTGTTGTAAAAATGTATGCCAACCCATTACCCCTAAACCAAGTGCTCTACCTTTTTTAGCATGTCTGTGTGTACGAATCATAGAATCTTTTCCATTCGTTTTTTGGATAAATTCTTCCATTACTCCATCTAAAAAGTAGGTAGCCAATTCAACTGTATCTGTCTCTTTCCACTCATCATATTTTGCTAAGTTAAGTGAAGATAAACAGCATATAAATGAATGTTCCTCATCTGTGTGGAGTGTTATTTCAGTACAAATGTTGGTCATGGAAACATCAAGATTATTCATCAAATAAGCCATTGGGTTAGCTTTATTGACGTTATCTTTAAACATGATATAAGGTTCACCTGTTTCAACTCTTGATTTTAAAATCTCAAGCCATAACTCCATAGTTTCGGGATCCCTATCATTTAATCTTCTCATAAAGGCATCATCAATGACAGCGCATTGATGTAAGTTTAGACATTGTCTATTCACATCACCTTTGGGTCTGCGGATTTTTAAAAATTCAGTAATATCTTTATGATTGACATCTAAATTAACAGATGCTGCTCCCCTTCTAACTGAGCCTTGATTGGTTGCTAGGATTGTAGAGTCATATATTTTTGCCCATGGAACTACTCCTTCTGAGGTTCCATTTCCTCTAATTTCTGTTCCTCTTGGTCTAATTCTACTTAATGAGATTCCGACTCCTCCTCCGTAAGATGTGAGCCGCATGAGTTCTGCGTTTGTGAGTCC